CACAAAAAAAAACAACAAGACCAGCGCCCCCCCCCACCCCCGGCGGAGGGGGGCAACTTAAAACCGCACGGCTCGACATCATAGCAGAACTATACAAACGAGGATACAGCCTGCGAAAAATAACAGAAGAGGTGAAACGACGACTCAACATTCCGAAGCTCGCCGTATCGACTACATACAACGACGTGCAGACGCTGCTCAAAGAGTGGAGAGAAAGCCGTATCGAAAACATCGACCAAGCACTGCAACTCGAACTCGAACGCATCGACGACACCACGGCCGAACTCTGGGAACAGTGGGACAAGTCGAAAGAAGAAGCACAAAAGACCACCACCACACGAAGCGGACGAATCAAAGGGAAAGGGAACGCAGGCATCGAAACCGACGCCGTTTCAGAAAGTCGAACCAACGTCGGAGGACTCGGAAACCCTGCCTACATCGCCGAAATTCGACAGCAACTCATCGAACGCCGAAAACTCCTCGGCTTGTACGCCCCCGAAGCGCGACAAGTCAAAGGCGAAGTGACCGTGCATCGTCCGCCGTGCGAAATGTCCACCGAGGAACTCGAAGCCGAAATCGCCGCACTCAAACTCGAGCGATAAAATGAATGAAGAAAGACTACACGAACTCGAGCGCGAAGTCCTGCGGCGAAAGGCTGTGCAGTCTTTTCCCCATTTCCTCGACTACACCGACCCAAATTACTCGCGACAATGGTTTCACACGCTCATTGCCGAGAAATGCCAAGGCCTCCTGCTCGGAAGACTCCCGACCGACCGCCTTATGGTGTTCGTCCCACCGCAGCACGGGAAAGCGCTCGAAGAGCACACCCCCGTTCTTACTACACAAGGCTGGAAGACGCACGGCTCTTTACAGTCGGGGGACTATGTTTTCGGGGCGGACGGCCATCCACGTCGTGTACTCGCTAATTCGGGAACATACCTTTGGCCGTGCCAACGCATCGAGTTTGCCGGTGGCGTGTCGCTGCTTGCCGCCCCGCAGCACGAATGGCAGATCTACTCCGACCATGACGACCACAAGGGGAGAGTCCTCGAACGGGTGGAAACACAACAGATTTTCGTTCGAAGACATAGGAGGAAACCTTACATTCCGGCCGACGCAGTTTTGCAGAACGCAGAGACAGAACTCCCCTTTGACCCTTATATTCTCGGGTTGTGGCTTGGTGACGGCATCAAGAAACAAGGCACAATCGTTTCGGGGGATGAAGACATCGCCTACTATCGCTCGATCGCTTTGGGGCATATCACGTTGGCGCGCAAAGGATATTGGCGCATTCGTGTGGAAGGGCTATGCAAAGCCGCACGCCTCCTCGGGCTGCACAGCGAAAAACATATCCCTTTGGCCTATCTTTTAGCCGATGCATCGTCTCGATGGGCTTTGCTGCAGGGGCTTATGGATTCCGACGGAACGTGCGACACACGAGGGAATTGCGAGTTTGCCCAAAAGCGAGGACGACTGGCCGAGGACGTTTACACACTGTTGCGATCACTGGGCATTAAAGCGAGAAAGCGCCACTATCGCGCCAAACTCTATGGCAAGGACTGCGGCGAAAAAACTCGCATCTTTTTCAATCCCGACCGTACGCAAGCCGTATTCCGCAATCCCCGTAAGCAGAACCGCCTATCCGAAAAGACCGCGAGCGACCGCAACGATAAAAAGCGTTTTTTCATCGAGCGTGTTGTGGACGTTGCACCCCGACGTGTGAATTGTATTGAAGTCGAAGGCGGAATGTATCTCGCAGGGCGTGATCTCATCCCCACGCACAACAGCGAGATCGTATCGCGTAAGTTCCCGGCGTGGGCTTTGGGCTACAATCCGAAACTGAAAATCGTAGGCACGTCCTACGCGGCAAATCTCGCACAAGGCTTTTCGCGTTCGATACAGCGCACGATCGACAGTCCCGAATACAAAGAGGTGTTCCCCTGCACGTTCCTCAACTCGCAAAACGTGTCGACCGACGCAAGGCGCGGCTACCTGCGTAACATCGACATCTTCGAGACCGTCGGGCACGGGGGCTTTTATCGCGCCGTCGGCGTAGGCGGCGGTTTGACGGGTACGCCCGTCGATCTCGGCATCATCGACGACCCCGTGAAAGACGCACTCGAAGCCGCGTCGCAGACGTATCGCGACCGCGTGTGGGAGTGGTACACCGACGTTTTTCTCACGCGTCTGCACAACAACTCGAAGCAGTGTCTGATTATGACGCGCTGGCACGAAGACGACCTCGCCGGGCGTTTGCTCCGCACCGAGCCCGAGAAGTGGACAGTGATCCGCATTCCCGCCATTCGCGAAGATATGGACTTCGCCGACGACCCGCGAGAAATCGGCGAGGCCTTGTGGGAGGAGAAGCACAGCGTCGAGCGTCTGCGCGAAGCCGAGAAGCGCGCCCCTCGCCCCTTTGCCGCGCTCTATCAGCAGCGCCCCTCGGTCGAAGGCGGCAACATCATCAAGCGCGAATGGTTCGGCACGATCTCGCAAGCCGATTTTGCACGCATCGCGAAGAAAACCGCCCCGACGTTCTTTATCGACACGGCCTACACGGACAAGACGACGAACGACCCGACGGGCATTATCGCCACCTGCAAAGTGGGCAACGACCTCTACATCACCCACGGCCAGAAGGTACACATGAAGTTCCCCGACCTCCTGCGCTTTATCCCCTCCTATGTGGAGGCGCACGGCTACACGTCGCGAAGCACAATTCGCATCGAGCCGAAGGCAAACGGCCTTTCGGTCATCGATCAGTTGAAAGAGTCTACGGGCTTGAATGTAACGAAGACCCCGACCCCGAAGGAGAGCAAGGAAACGCGCTTAAACGCCGTTTCGCCGATTGTGGAGTGCGGCCGCGTTATTCTCGTCGACGGCGTGTGGACGGAGGGCTTCATCGAGGAGGTTTGCGGTTTTCCCTCGAAGCCGCACGACGAATATGTGGACGTGTTGTGCTACGCCATCGGGCATCACCTCGGCCACTCAAGCCGCGCAATCGACTGCGAGAGCATTGCGCGCATGGTATTCTAAAAAAAACAGCATAGTTTTATATTGTGAAGCCCTCTTTCGTCGGGAGACGCGAGTGGGCAAAAGGCCGCGGAAAGCCGTGCACCGGCATTCGCTCGGAAGGGGCGACGCATCCCGAAGCGGTTCGATTCCGCTCGCGGCCGCGCATTTTGATCCAAAACAAGGGACGTTTCGCTCAAAAGTAGGGGCGTTTCGTCCGAAAAGTCCCCAAGATTTCAAACACAGAAACTATGGATATTCGCGAAATCCTCGAATCTTCGATCACTGAAGACGAAAAAATCGCCGCTCTGAGTGAAAAGCTGCTCAACATTCCGCCCTGGAGCGGCCCTCTCGGGCTGGTCAGTGCCTATGACCCGAACCTTCATCCCGTGGCCGACAAAAGTCTTTATCCCGACATCATGACGGAACACGGCGTGCAACCCGTTACGCGCATCACACTCGACTTTCAACGGCTCGCCGTTCGCCGTATGGCCGAATTGGTGTGCGGCATTCCGGTGAAACGTGTGTACAAGCCGACGAACGACAAGGAGAAGGAGGTGGCGACGTTCATCGAATCGATATACGAGCGCAACCGCATCGACTCTTTGAACATCGAACGCTGCAATCTTCTCTTCTCCTGCTGCGAGGTGCTCACACTTTGGTATGCCATCGAAGACCCCAACACGGCCTATGGGGTGAAAAGCCCGATCAAGCTGCGGGCAAAGAATTTCGCCCCCTCGCTGGGCGATCGGCTCTTCCCTTACTTCGACGAATACGGCGACATGGCGGCAATGAGCGTTTCTTTCACCCGAAGGAAGGGGCGCGAGAATGTGCAGTATTTCGAGACGTTCACGGCCGACCGACACATTCGCTGGAGCAACTCGTCGGGCGAATGGTCGGTGGAGAGCGACGAGCGCATCACCCTCGGCAAGATACCGGCCATCTATATGCACCGCCCCACGCCGATATGGGAAGACACGTCAAACACGATCTACGAAATCGAGTGGGCGCTATCGCGTAACGGCAACTATCTGCGCAAGAACTCAAAACCGCTCTTCGGGGTGTTCTCCGACGAGATGATCGACTACGGGAAAGACGCGGACGGCCGTCGGGGGGCAAGCAGTGACGCGCTGGGCGTGCTGCAATTCCCGAAGGACAGCACGGCGCAATACATCACCTGGACGCAGCCGGTCGAAAATCTCAAGTTCTACATCGAGCAACTCCGCTCGCTCTTCTTCACCCAGTTGCAACTTCCCGATTGGAGCTACGAGAAGATCAGCCAACAGGCCATCTCGGGCGAGAGCCGCAAACAAATGTTCATCGACGCGCATTTGAAGGTGAAAGACGAGAGCGGCCGTTTGCTTGAGTTCTTCGACCGCGAAATGAACGTGATCAAAGCCTTTGCCCGTGTGATTCTCGGTTCGGGCTATGCGGCGGCCGTCGATGCTTTGGCCGTCGAACATCTCATCACGCCCTTTGCCATCACGGACGAAGCCGACACGATCAAGAACCTCGTGGCCGCCAACGGGGGCAAGGCGATCATCTCACAGCGCGAGAGCGTGGAACTCTACGGACACAGTAAGGACGTAGACCAAACGATGAAGGAAATCGCCGACGAGAACGCCGTCGACGTGTTCCACCCCGAATCGGGATTCTAACAACGAGAAACCATGCCGAAGAAACTAACGTACGAGCAAAAGCACCTCCGCAATCTCCTGCGGTTGGAAAAGCGTATCGACAAACTCTTTCAAGAAGCCGCCGCGCGTGTGGCGCACTTGTCGGAGAGCGTCGAGGGCTTTTCGGCCGACGACGTTTTCACGTTCGACAAATACCCCTACCTGCGTAACCGCGCCAACAAGCTGGTGGCGGAACTCAACAATGCCGTAGAGACTACGATCTTCGACGGCGTACGCTTGGAGTGGGATTTGGCGAACGAGAAAAACGATGCGCTCGCACGTTCAGTTCTCGGCTCGGCGGTGGAGCATCTCGACGGTACGACGCGCCGCCGATACTTCGCCACGAATGCCGGTGCGTGCGAAGCCTTTCTCGCGCGCCGCGAACGCGGAATGAATCTCTCGGAGCGGGTGTGGAACTTGTCGAAGCAATTTAAGGAGGAAATGGAAATGGGGCTGGATCTCGGTTTGCGCGACGGCGTTTCGGCCGTTGAGATGAGCCGCACGCTCCGCCACTATCTTCAGAACCCGACGGCGTTGTTTCGTCGTGTGCGAGACGAGCACGGCATTCTGCACCTTTCGCAACGCGCGGCGGCCTATCACCCCGGGCGCGGTGTCTATCGTTCGGCCTACAAGAACGCGCGGCGTTTGACGGCGACGGAGGTAAACATCGCCTATCGAACGGCCGACCACCTGCGAATGCAAGATCTTGATTTCGTCGTTGGGGTGGAGATCCAACTTTCGGAGAACCATACGTGCCTCGGGGCGGACGGCAAGCCGCATCGCTTTCACGACATTTGCGACGATCTGAAGGGGAAATATCCGAAGACGTTTAAGTTCACGGGCTGGCATCCGCATTGCCGTTGTTACGCCACGCCGATATTGAAGACGGAGGAGGAGTTCGACGCGGACACGCAGCGCATTCTTCAAGGAGAAGAGCCTACGGAGGAGAGCGAGAACGCGGTGGACGATTTGCCCGACGAGTTCAAAGCGTGGGCGAAGGAGAACGAACCTCGGCTCGAAGCGGCGAAAGCTCGCGGCACGCTCCCGTATTTCGTTCGCGACAACGATGCGCTCATCGACGGTGCGTTTGCGCCGAAGAAAAAGACGCTCCTCGAAATTGCCGAGGAGCGCCATGCGAAGCGTACGAAGGAAGAAGAGGACGCAATCCGCCAACGCTGGGCGGCACGTGCGAAGGCGAAAGAGGAAGATGGCGATGGGCGTTTCTCCTCCGTGATTGAGTCTCTGAAGAAACGGGGAGTGGACTACAACGACGTGAAGCCACTTAAACAACAGCTGGAAGTCGATGAGATTATAGAAAGATTGGCGGGTGGTGACGAAACAAAAGGGTCTTGTTCCTCGCTCGCTCTTGCATTCGCCGGGAATAGAGCGGGATTTGACGTATTGGATTTCCGTGGGGGTGCAAGTTGTGAGTTCTTTTCGAAAGTACCCAACATTCGCAATATAATCAAAGCGGTAGATGGTATCGAAGTAAGAAATACCAATGACTACAAAGCGGCGAACGAGCTACTCTTGAAGATGACGGAAGGCAAAGAGTATTATTTCACATGCGGTAGACACGCCGCAATTCTGAGAAAGAAGGACGGGGTATATGAGTATCTCGAATTGCAATCTTCAGATCCGCGGGATAACGGATTCAAAAGACTTACGATTCATGGTCTGAAGACACGATTCAAGGCGCAGAAATCTCACACGTCGTATAAAACGAAATACGATGTCTCGAGTTTTCTGGTGGATGTTGAAAGTTTAGGCAAATCGCCGGGGTACAGAAAGCTCGTTGGCTATATCAATACGGCGAAGGACAAGCAGAAGAAGGGACTATACGGGGGATTAAAATAGCGGTTACGCCCCGAAGAATTTTTTCCAATAGGGATTCTCTTTGTCGAAGACGGCCTTTTCTTCGGGTGAAAGCTTTTGCGGATAGTCGGAGAAGAGGTTGTATATTTTCTTCCGGTCGAACGAGAAAAGGTACTCCCCGATCTTGTCCACGGTGTCGACCCACCACACTTGATCTGATTTATTCTCTTTGTAAAAGTCGTATTTCATGGGGGAAATGCAATTTGAGTAAAAAAAAGTAGTACGCGAATATAGCCGTTTCTGACCGCATTTTATCATCTAACAGCGTTAAAAATGCTCCAAAACGAGGGGAACGCACCGAAAGCGTGCAAATACGTGCAATTACGTTACATTTGCGGCGTTTTGCAGAAGCCTATGCCAATCAAAAAGAAAATACTAACTTTGCCACTACACAAAAACTATAAATAGCATGCACAAAATAGCTTTGGACGCGTTGAAGACCCGATTTGAGGGGATCAGCGAATCCGTACTCGACAGAATGGCGAAGAAAATCGCCAAAACTGCCACCACCGCCGAAGAAGTAAAATCCACTGTGGAGGAGGTTACGATTCAGCAAATCATCGATGCCGAAGGCGACCGCCGCGCGACCGATGCTCAAAAGACCGCCGTGGCCAACTACGAGCGGAAACACGGATTGAAGGACGGAAAGACGATCGAGCCGTCCGCCCCGAACGAGCCAACGGATACGCCCGACGCGAAAGTCCCCGAAGACATGCCGCAATGGGCGAAAGCAATCGTCGAGACGAATGCAAAACTGCAACAGCAACTCTCGGCGATGAGTTCGGAGCGCATCACGAACGATCGAAAGCAACAACTCTCGGCCGTCGTCGAACAGCTCCCCGAACATCTGCAAAAGCCCTACGCCCGTATGAAACTCGACGGCCTTTCGGACGAGGAGTTCAAAACGACACTTGAAGACGTGAAGACCGAAGTCGGGGGGATCGTCGACAATCTCAAACAAAGCGGACTTGTCTTTGCCCGTCCTTTGGGTGGAGAAAACAAGGGCGCTCAAGAACTCACGAAAGCGCAGCTGGAATCCATCACGCATCGGGACGGCACAGCGTCGAAAGACGGTCAGCCGTTCTAAAAAAACACACCCTCACAGAACACAGAAAAAACTAAATCAAAATGGGTATGACAGTAAAACGGCGCAAAGACCAGGCGGTGCCTCGCGTCTTTGAGCACAAGGTAGCCGACATTTCGGGCGGCGTATCGGTCAAGACCTCGGAACTCGGCGGCGATTTCCTTTTTGAAGGCACGCCCCTCAGCGCTCCCGACAACGGCATTTGTCACGTCGTGAAGCAGGCCGTCGTATCGGCAAAGGTGGACGCGTCGGGTACGAAGGTGAAAGTGAAGAAAGGCCACCACTTCAAAGTCGACGACGTGCTGCTCCTCAACGTGGGCGGCAAAGCGTCGAAGATTACGGAAATCGACACCTCAACGAAAGACACCGACACGTTGACACTTTCGGCCGCTATCGGAGAAATCCCCGTGTTGTCTGTTGTCGCTGAAGCGAAGGCCGAAACGACGGCCGACGACGCGGAATTGAAATACATCCCCCTTTCCCTTTCGGGTACGGGTCGCCCCGTCGTGCAAGGGGACAACCTCGACACGGATGCGTGGACGATCGGCACGACGCACGGTGCAACGCTTCACCCCGACGTGGAAAAACACCTCAAGGGCATTGTCAACTATTAAATCTAAATTCCGATGATTACAGATACTTTGATTCAAGGCCTCACACAACAGATGGTGCAGGCTCGTGTCAACAGCGTCGATGTTCGTCCGTTTCAATTCGCTACGCTCTTCCCCGTTCGCCGTGTCAACGGCTTTACGTGGAGTACGATCAGCAACCAACTCGGGCGCAAGAACGTGGCCGCCGACATTCACTCGGACAACAGTACAACCGTGCGCAAGCGTCGCCCGATGTTCGAGAGTGCGAAGGGCGACATTCCGTTTATCTCGATCAGTCGTGAACTCACGCGCTCGGAGCTGAAGGAGTTCCAAGTGGCGTACGCTCTCGCCAAATCCCCCGACGCGGCGCAGCTCGTGCAGTATTGGGGCGCTGACGTAGACTTCTGCTTCAACGGCGTGCAAAGCGAGTTGGAGTACATCGCGTTGAAACTCGTATCCAACGCCGGCAAGCTCGCGTTCAACACCACGACGAACGCCACGATGGCCAACGAGTTCAACCTCGATTACGATGTGGACGAGGATCTCAAGATGAAGACCTCGACGAATTGGGGCGACGCGTCGAACGCCGACATTATCGGCGATTTGAGGGAAGCCGTAAAAGCCGCCCGCGAGAAGAATTTGCACCCACGTTACGCCCTCGTGAACATGGAGACGTTCTACAAGATCTGCTCTTCGGCACAGATCATCAAGGCCTGCGCGTCGTTCGTAGCCAATGCCGTGGGCGTGGCTCAAACTCCGTCGCTCGAGCAGGTGAACAGAATGCTCTCCTCGCAGGCGTTTCTTTACGGCTTGCAGCTCCACGTGATCGATCAAAACATCACCCGAGAGTTCTCCGACGGCACGTTCACGTCGGGCAACCCGTTCGAGAACGACCGTCTTGTGCTTTGCGAAACGCTGGTCCTCGGTTCGACACAGTACGACGTACTCGCCGAACCACAATTCCGCGGCATTCGCACGGAGCGTGCTCATACGGTAATCAAGAAGTACGGCGTGGATGACCCCTATTCGGAAGTAACGCTCGGGCAGTCCGACGCGATTCCCGTATTCGACACGGCATACCGCAACGTCTACCTCCGCACCGACAGCCAAGGCTGGTAACACAACGAAAGCCCGAAACGATGTACACCGTAGAACAAGCCCTTCGGGGCATATCTATGTACCCTCTGCCGAGTGCCACGCTTGACGGCGTGTGCATTCGACGCGGGCTTTCGCGTGATGCCGAAGCGACGACCGACGTTTTCCGAAGCGCAGCCTATCGTCTCGCCGAAGCCGACGTGCTAACGTGGCTCGCCGCCGCCCCGAATGTCTCGCAAGGCGGACAAAACTACACGTTCAGCGACGAACAGCGCAAGGCGTATCGAGCACGAGCGGCCGCCATCTTTGAAGAACTCGGAGACCTCGCCGCGCCGTCGTCTAAATACGGATATAAAGGCAACAGTCTATGATCATTCCGAACGGACATTTGGCCGTGAAACGAAAGACGGCATCGGGCATTGACCCCGAGACGGGACACCCTGTGCGGTCGTCGGGCGAATACGTCGGTGCAATCCCGTGCCAATACACCGCGGTGCACTACAACGCCCTCGGAACAACACACGGCGAGCACTTCACCCCCTCGGCCTACACGGTGCTCATCGACGAGCAGCCCTTTGACGGGGAGCAAGTCCGACTGACAGACCGCAACGGCCGACGCGTCGGGGATTTCTCCATTCAACGCATCGAACCCCTCGAAGCCGTTTGCCAAATCCGCCTTTGGATCTAAACCAACACGAAGAAATGCCGGTAGTAGACCGAACAGACTACAACGCCGTCGAGCGTTATTTCGATTCGTTCCGACAGAAGTACGAGCAGGCGTTCATTCGCACGCTCAAATACGTAGCACTTCGCGTCGTGACGACCGCCCGACGAAAGGGAAACTATCTTGACCAAACGGGAAATCTCCGCAGTTCCGTCGGGGCGGTGATCGTGATTGACGGAAAGATTCTCTGGAGTACGAACTTCGAGCCCGCAAAATCGAAAAGTCGAAGCAGCCCGAAAGGCACATCCCAGACGACCGCAACGAAAAACGGCGGTTACGACGGCCGACGCTTTGCTTCGGAACTCGCGAAGAAATACAGTAGCGGCGTTGCGCTTATCGTCGTCGCGGGCATGGACTACGCCGTACACGTTTCCAACCGCGGACGCGACGTGCTCGACAGTGCTACTCTTGAAGCGGCGGAACTCGTGCCGAAGATGCTCGCTAAACTATCATCGAACAAAAGAACCTAACCATGGCGAAGACCTCCCGACAAGTACAAGGGGACGTTTACCGCAAACTTCGCAAAAGCCCGATCGCCGAAGTGATCACCGGCGGCGTGTATCGCGAAGGACAGCGCCCGAGAGACAGTCCCAAAGAAGATGCCGTGGTGATCTTCACCGCAGGAACGACGGGCGACATCCAACGGGGCGTTGTGACGATAAACATTTTCGTCCCCGATATTGACCCGTACGAGAACGGCGTGCTGACCGAAGACAGCGCCCGAACGGAGGAGATAGAACGCACCGCACAACGATGGGTGGATTCACTCTCAACGCGCGACTCGAACTATCGATTCCGACTACAACAGACGATCGCCACCGACGAAGCACCCGAGCTACACGAACATTTCATCGTCGTAAGGCTCGAATATGACTTCTTCGGAGACGATGACACAGACTAAACACACACATTAACCACACAAAAACACAGAACTATGGCAGTATTGACATGGGGACTCGGAAAATTCGAGACCGTAGAATCTGAAGGAGGGGAGCCCAAAGCCGCCTCTCAGTGGAATCCGATCGCCCCCCCGAAGAAGGATTCGCTCAAAGTAGAGACGAAGGAAGGGGAAACAAAAGAAGCCCTTGACGAGCAAGGGAACATCGTCGACAGCAAAACCACTTCCGCGGCCTACGAAATCACCTGGGAGACGTTCGTCAAAAAGGGGGACACCCCTCCTTTCGATGATAAGGACGGCGTAATAGCAGGGGAGCACGCTTTCCGATACACACCAGACGACCCGACGTGTAAAGGTTGGAGAGTCGACCGCGCTACGGTTTCCGCCACGATCTCGTTCTCCACAAGCGAAGGCGCTCTGTACAAGTACAAAGCAAAGGTGCTCAAACCGAAGACTGGAAACGCATTCAAACTCGAAGTCATTTCCTAACCCAACCACGAGAAATGCACAGGCGCGCAAGGAAGGGCACTCGGGAATGTGAGGGCTACGAGTGCAGGTGGTTCGATTCCACCTCGCGCCCCAACAACTGATAAAAAACACAAATGACCAAAACGCAAGAACAAAAGGTTGCGGCCGCAGTATTGCAGACCCCGACGAAGATAAAGGTGGGCGGCACGACGTACGAAGTCGAACCACCCACTCTCGCAACATTGATCACCGTTTCCGAGATCGTGTCCGCGTTACCCACTCCGCCCGACAAGGAAGGGGCGGATGTCATCACCGCGAGTTTGGCTTATGCCGCATCGTGTAAGCCCCTCGGGTTGCTTGCCGCCACGTTGATACTCGGCGCACGTGTAGCGAAGGAGAAAGCCGATGTTTCCCCCTTTGCACGCATCAAGCGTTGGTTCGGGCTGAAGGGCGCGGAGGAGCGAACACGCGGCGAAGTCTTCGGCGAAGAGATCCTCGAACACTGCACGGCAAAGGAGGTGCAAGCGATTGTGGCCGACACGCTGAAGCAGATGGAGATCGCAAGTTTTTTCGCGCTTACCACTTTCCTCAAAGGGGTAAATCTTCTCAGACCGACGAAAGTGGAGAGCGAAACGACAGCGTCTGGGCAATCATCGGAGGAGTAGTCAAGGGCTTTAACCTCTCGCTTGATTACGTTCTCTACAAATTGAGCTACACAAACTTAATCATGCTCGGGGCGGCTCTCCCGTCCTACGACACGGACAAGGACGACAAGAGCGACGACGATGAGGTTATCGACGCGAGCGACCCCGCGAATCAAGCACGAGTGCGAGAGCTGCTCGGCATATAACAACGAACTATGGATCAAGAAACCGGAAGACTTTATTTTGACGTTCTGCTGAACGACGAATCACTACAACAAGGGCTGCAACGCTCTCGGGAATCGTTCCGCAGCTTAGGCGAATCGGCCAACGCCGAACTGCAAAGCATGGACGGCTTTATGGCAAAGGCAGCGCAAACGGCCGCGGGCTTGTTCGCCGTCGACAAGATCAAAGACTTTGTCTCGCAGCTCGCCCTCGTTCGCGGCGAATATCAGCAGCTGGAGGTGGCGTTTGAAACGATGCTCGGCAGCAAGTCGAAGGCCGATGCGCTGATGGGGCAATTGATCGACACGGCCGCCACCACGCCCTTTGAGATGAGCGAGGTTGCCGAGGCGTCGAAGATGCTCCTCGCCTACGGAATGGAGGGCGACAAGGTGAACGAGACGCTAATCCGTCTCGGAGACATCGCTGCGGGCTTGTCTATGCCACTAAAAGACCTCGCGTTTCTTTACGGCACGACCATGGTACAAGGCCGTCTCTACACGCAAGACCTCAATCAGTTCCTCGGCCGCGGTATTCCCCTCGCCGACGAGCTTGCCAAGCAATTCGGCAAAAACAAGAGCGAGGTGAAGAAGCTTGTCGAAGAGGGCAAGATCGGTTTCCCCGAAGTGCAGAAGGCTATCGAGGCGTTGACGGGCGAAGGCAGCAAGTTCGGCGGACTGATGGAGAAGCAGTCGAAGACGATTAAGGGACAGCTGTCTAACATCGAGGACGCGTGGGAGCAGATGATGAACGAGATCGGGCGCAGCCAGGAGGGGAACATCTCGGGCGCGCTCGACATCACGGGAAAACTCATCGAGAACTGGAAGACGATCGGGAAGGTGCTGCTCTATGTGATTTCGATTTACGGCGCATACAGGGCGGCGACGATGCTTGCAGCTGTAGCAACGCGAATCAATGCCGCGGCGGCGCAGAATGTGGCCTACCAGCAGAAGCTCGCCGCGATGCAGGGCATCGTGTTGACGAATGCGCAGGCGGAAATGGCGGCAGCAACTTCCACGGCGCGTTACGAGTTTGAGTCGTTGAAAACGGCCTTTATGTCAAACCCATTCGGAATGCTCGCCACAGCGATTACGGCCGTCATCTCAGCGATCGTCATCTTCCGAAAGGAGGTCGACGAAACGGCTCAAATGTCCGAGCGTTTCGGCGAGAGTGCGGCGAAGTCTATTCAACAGGTCGATATGCTCGGCACGGCACTAACGGGTCTTGACGAGGGTACGGGCGTGTACAAGAAGACGATGGACGAACTCAACGCCATTCTCGAAGAGTACGGCATTACGCAGATCAAGGAAGGCGACAACATCGACACGATCAACGAGAAGCGCAAGCAGGCGATAGAGCTTATCAAGAGCGAGGGTGCGGAACGCCAACGGCTGAACGCGATACAGACGGCGAACGACGAGTACGAAAAAGCAATAGAAGAGAAGAGAAAAGAGGTCGCATCGATTTTCAAAAAGGCAGATGTGGCTTATTCCGGAAAGGGCGAAAACCTCCGAATGGACAATTCGGGATGGATGAAGAAGAATGCAGAAGTACTCTCTACTATTTATATCGACATTCTACGCAAAAACGTCGGAAAGGGGAAGGAGGAAATTGATCGTCTATTCAGAGCGCACCTCGCCGAAATGAAGAAGAAAGGCGAAAAGATACCGGACGCCATAATCTCGGGTCGATGGGAGAGCCGTTGGGGGTACAATGCAAGTAATGCGCTAAAGGAACAGTCCGAAGCAATCAATGAATTAAACGAAGGACGAAAGAAGAGCATCGAGTTGATCAATGCCAGCGCAAAAGCAGCGAAGGAGGAGGGAGAGGCCCACATGTCCTCGGCCGACCGCATCGAAGCCGGACGGCGGAAGATTCTCAACGCAAGCAATACGGCGGACGAACTCTACAAAAACGTATCGCGCATCGCCAAAGACTTTGCCGACAATACGCTCAACTTCCACATCAACTTCGACGGAGAGCCCCCCGCGTGGATGCTCAAAATGGAGTCCGGTAGGGTAAAAGATCTTGCCGCAGGCTTTGCGAGTATCTTAGAGGATATGAAGCGAAAGGGAGAAACAAAGAGAAACATCGGAGGAAAGGTTTACACCGATAAAGAAGTAGCACAACGTACCGTAGACTACGGAAAGACGGCACAAATACAATCTAAACGAGAGGAAGCCGCCCGTCAGAAGGCCGAGGAACAACGCAAACAAGCAGCCAAAGACGCAAAGGCCGAAGCCAAGCGAAGGGCGAAAACTGCCGCCGATGCCCGAAAGAAAGCCGAAGAGGAGCGCAAACGCATCGCACTCGAAAAGCACGATCTCGAAACGGCCATCGAGGACTACAAAGACTCCGTGATCCAAAAGGAGTACGAAGCAAAGTTGGAAATCCGACAAAACAATATCAATCTGCTCGAAGACGGATACGAGAAAGAACGCGAGCAAATCGAACTTAACTACGAACGCCTGCTCTTCGAGAACAAGAAGCGTTCGGACGCCATGGTCGAAGCCATCAAAGAGAACAAGATGCGCGAATGGAAAATCGCGAACCCGAAGGCGACGAAAGAGAAAGAGAACGCATATCGCGACAAGCTCAACGTGACGGAGAAAGACCTCGATCCGTCACAAAAAGCGATGCTGGCGCAATACAAGAGCGTAGCCGACGACACGCGCGTCAAAGCATCGGGCGATCTCTACAAGCGCGCCATTGCCGAGTTTCAGGACTACGACACACGGCGCTCCGAAATCGCGAAAGAGGGCGAACAGAAGCGCGCCTCAATCGAAGCCTATTTCTCACAATACGCACGAGAACTGCAAGAAGAGATCGCCAAGGCGGGCAAGGAAAAGAACGACGCCCTCGCGAAATTCGACTCCGAAGCACACACCGCGGCCGAGAAGCGCGAAAAGGAAGCGAGTCAAAAGCTCGCCGACATCGCCGGCACGAAGGAACGCGCCCTCGCCGAGTCGAAGCGCAAGCAGGAGAAGGACATCAAGGCCGTGAACGACGAGGAAATCGAGAGCACAAAGAAGACATCCGCACTCTTCGTAAACCTCTTCGGCGACGCATCGGAGAAGAGCCGCAAGGAACTGCACAAAGTGATCACCGAAACCGAATCACTCCTGACCTATCTCCGCGAGACGCCCGACGAGAAGATCGTCCCGAACTTCGACTTTTCGGCGCAAGGACTCCGCAACCTTAAACAATCCCCCGAGAAGGTAAAGGAGATCACCGATCAACTCAAGCGATTGAAGGATGCGGTGAAGACCGAAAACCCGTTTGCTGCACTGGGCGAAGCCATCAACGACTTGTTCCGAAAGGCCGAAGAGGGGGAAAGTCTCCCCGACCTCGAGGTGCGTCTGAAGAAGTTGGCATCGGCAGCAGCCGCGACGGCCGCCGCGGTCGCCCCCACCTTCG